AATGTTTTAAACACATCTGTTGTAAATAATTTTTGTATATTAACTAGCCAAAGTCTACTAGCATTATGGTCCCCACCACTAACAGATTTTTTGAAATCTAGTTTATCAATTAGTTGTTTTAACTTAGGCACTTCAAATACTAAAGTGCAAAAGATGTGGTCTTCTATACATAAATTATGGAACCAATAGTCTGCTTCGGTAGCTTCAATACCCGAAGGCTTACCATATGATTCATATTCTATACAGATGTTGCCTGTCTTCATCCACATACCTCTTTCAGATTTTACTTCAATCCTTTTATTAGTAAGCATGTTTGCTATCTTGTCTTCTTTTATAGTTCCATATTCCAAATCAATATCGAACTTCTTTCTATCTTCTTTAGTGGGTTTCACTCCAATCACCTCCGATTTTATATTCACCTTTTAATTCGCAACGCATATTAAAATACTCACCTGCCTTTTTAATTGCATCACACCCTAATTCACCAACAAAATCTGCTTGTGATTCCTTAACTTGTATCTGCCATTCATCATGAATATTAGCTACAAACTTAGCATCTATCACATTTAATTCTAACATATCTTGTAGTAGGCACATAGCCTTTTTCATCACTATCGCACCACCACCTTGTAATAAGGTATTAAGTGCAGCATGTTGACTTCTTACAAATATCTTTCTGCCATCTAATCCTTTTAAGAATCCTCTATTAGCAGCTTGCTGAACTCTATCTCTTAGAGTTTTAAGAGCAGGCAGGTTAGTGAAGAAAGTTTGCTTTAACATTTTACCTTTCTTAATTCCACCACCTGCTACGCTTCCTATCTTAGCATCTCCTGCCCCATATACTAAAGCGTATATAAAAGTCTTGGCTTGGTCCCTAGTTTTTAGACCTGCTAAGTTTTGATTAGTAGTATGTATATCTCCATGAATAACCTCTTTAATATAATCTTCGTCATTCATATAGTGTGCTAACATTCTTAATTCTAAACCACTAGCATCTATACCTACTAATTTATATCCTTCTGGAACAGTCCAACAAGCACGACACTCCTTTCCAAAAGGGCTACCTGCATTAGGAACCTGTGCCATGTTAGGATTTCTGTGTGTCATCCTACCTGTAATAGTTCCATTAGGTATAACTCTACCATGAACTCTATCGTTTTGTAAGGCATCTATCCATGAGGATATTTGTGCTATTCTTTTTTGGAATAGTAAATAGTCTGCTATTAATTTAGCTTCTTCAATGTGTTCAATCTTTTTAAGTGTGCCTTCATCTACAATAGGCTGACCAGTAGGAGTAAACCTTGCAGGTTTCCAACCAAAGTCCATTAAGTATTCACCAATTTGTTTACGACTACCAAGATTAAACTCAACTAATTTCTGCCTCATAAAAGATTGAGTATGGTCTGATTTTTGTATAGATTCATACTCTTCATCAGTAAGTCCTCGTTTAGATAATGTTCCATCTTTCTTTATGTAAGGGGTAACTAATTTATCATCAACCCATTTAGGTTTAAATGTAGACTGAACCTGTAATTCTGTTTGTGCCATCCTATCTTGTAAGTCAGCAAGTAATTCCATAGCTGTCCTAGTATCAAAATAAAATCCTGTATTCTCCTGCTCTAACATAATCTGTGCAACTCTTTGTTCTAGTTGTAAAGAGTCAGGATTAAATCCTCTACCTTCATTCTCTAAATATGTAAATACTTTCTCATTTAATAACACATCTCCAAGACAATAGTCTAACATTCTAGGCGTGTATTCTGTAAAATCTTCGGGTTGTTCTTTTTTATACATCCCTACTCTATATCCCCAAGTCTTTAAGCTATGTCCGTTTTCTCTAACTGGATTATATAATCTAGACATTACTAAAGTATCTAATAAATCTCCATCATAATCAAAGTCATGTAATCTTTTTAATACAGGTAAATCAAATCCTATTATGTTATGACCTATTAAAGTATCAGCACTTTTTAATAACTCTAAGCCATCTAAAATTTTATCTGGTCCAAATTTATATACCTCACCATCCAATTCTTTAGCTACTATACACCATATCTTAGTAGCATTTAAGTCATCTGTTTCTATATCAAAAATCATCTTCATTATAAAATGTTTCCTCCTCTGTTAATTCATGTAGCCTTCCAGTTTCTATATCATACTTCAAAGAGCATGCCATTCCTGTATCTCCTGTATATCTAGATTTTAATACTCTTACTTTAGTTATGTTTGCTTCTTCTGGATTTTCTGCTTGTTGATTTCTCTCTAAAGCTATAACACAATCGGACAACTGTGCTATTCCCTGAGAACCTTTAAGATGTGAGAGTGAAACTTCAATACCTTTCTCGTGTCCTTTCTCTCCTGCTGCTCTTCTTAGATGAGATACCAGTATCATTCCGACACCTGTTTCTTCTACTAAACTTCTCAATCTATTCATGAGCATATCAATTCCTCTCCTCTCATCTCCCTCACTTAAAACATTTACTAGCATATGTAAATGGTCTACAACTACCCAATCACATTCACATCCTACTATAATATATCTTAACTTAGAAAATATTTCATCTATATCTGTAGCTCCTAAGTGAGCATGAATAAATACTCTACCTTGTTCAATAGCTCTATCAAATAAATTATTTAATTCTTCTTCCGAATAATTATTTCTTTTCTCAGTAAGATATAATCTATCATTAGCTTCAATAGATACTATACCATCAGCAGTCCTTACCCAGTTTTCTTCTAGTGCTACGATACCTACATTATCCCTTGTGTTTTTAATAAGATGATGTTCAAGTTCTCTAGTCACACTAGACTTACCAAGTCCTGTTCCACCTGTAAGAGTGACAAGTTCTCCCTTACGCAAACCATATAGTTTCTTATTCAATCCTTCCCAAGGATATGCAATACTTTCTTTTACCTCACGATGAATCCAATCATTTTTCTGACTAGATAATTCTAAGATACCTGATGGTGTATAAGTCTTAGCTTCCCACCATGCAGTAGTAAACTCTTTAAACTTTTTCTTAACCAACATTTCGTTAGCATCTTTATATCCATTAGGAAGATTAACTATCTTAGCTTTTCCCGGCTTTATAATACGAGCAACTTGTCTTGCTCCTTCCCTACCTGCCTTGTCATTATCAAAACATAAGACAACATTATCAAAGCTTTCTACAAACTCAATGCTCTCTCTAATATCTTTAACAGCAGAAGCTACTCCTCTTTTAATTGATACTACTGCCCACTTATCTTGGAACAATTCATTGACTGCCATAGCATCACATTCACCTTCAACAATAGTAAGATACTTACCACCTGTATTCCTATATAATTGTTCACCGAATAAACCTGTGCCTTCAAAGGTTCCATTACAGGTAAAGTTTTTATTATCAACATACCTAGTCTTAGTCCCTACTATTTCACTACCATTAAAGTAAGGATAAATATGTTGTTTAATATTACCATTATTATCTTTTAAAATTCTAACACCGAATTTGGTGGCAGTCTTTTTAGATATATCCCTATCAGATATGGCATCATATATACCAGTATATGAAGTTAAGAAAGTGGTTTCAGTTTTCTTAATAGGTGTTGTTGTTCCTTCTGTTTCATTTTTATAATCAGAAAAGAAAGTTCCACAACTAAAACATTTAGCTGAACCATTTTCATTTAATCCAACTGGGTCTGAACCACCACATTTTGGACAGGGTAATTTTGTTTTTATAAATTTTGTTTGTTCTTCCATTCTATCTCCTATAGAAAAGTTGGGCGTTGTTCATATGCTTTCTAATCTATCGACAACTTAATGTCCTCAATCTCAAGCAAACTGGATTTATACTTTAAGTGCTATCCACATTTTCTGCACACCCATTATTTACTTTACTCTTCGTCAATCAAAGCATCATCCTCTAGATAAGGTGTGATTTGACTATTGAAGTGTGCTGTTGCAGCTTCTAAGACTGCAATTCTTTTGCGTAAGGCTTTCACTTCGTTAGTGCATTCAACAATAACACTATAATAACCTTGTGCATCTTGATTTAGTTTCAGCACATCATATAAACCATCATCGGTTTTGTATGTGATTGAAGGTGTTTCATTATTTTCATTACTCATGATTAAAACTCCTCGCCTTCATCAAAGAACTCATCACCATCCCCTGATTTATATTCAACTAAATCTAGAACCTGAACAGCTTGTAAGTCAAGACTTTTACCAGTCTTTCCTTTCCAATCCCATTCATATTCATTACATTGGACTCTAACTTTAGAGCCATTTCCAACAGCAAGATTAATGTCTTGCTTATTAGCATCAATCAGTCTAGGAGAGTTCCTAACTATTCCATTAGGACCCTCTACTTTACGCTTGATTACTAAGCAAGGACCTTCATCCATTTGCTTTACAGTATGTCCACGACCTGCAAAATCATCTGCAGTAGCTTGGTCTACAACCAAGTTAATCGTATACATAGGTTCGAAAGTCGTATTAGGGGTCTTAATTGAAGCCCAATACGCTATTCCATCTACTATCATATTTACCTCCTATGGTATTTATAGTTTAACAAAGTGAGAGTTTTTTGAGCCAACCAACTCTCAAAGTTGTGGACAGAGCCAAGCCTACCAACATATAGTATGGAGATAGAGGGCTTTGTTTTCGGCTACTCATTACTTATATGCCCACATAATACTACAAGTCTGCTCCTGTGTCAAGTAAAATTTTATCTAATTTTTCTATCTGTTCATCATTAATAAAGATTTCTATTTTAAATGTTCCATCTTTATTATACTCTACAGTATGAGGCACCTCATATCCTTCATTAGAAAGGATAGTTAATGACTCATTAAATTTTTTATAATCATCTTTATCTAATACAGCTATCATCTTCCTTGTCCTCTATATTTTTTGTATGACCTCTTTTTATTTTTATTCATGTGGCTCATAGAAATTTTCACACTTCTACCTCTACCACCTGTGCCTTGCGAGGTGCATTTTTTAACATGGTCTATTGACTGTATTACTTTAGCCTTCCTCATCTGATTTCCTTTCTTTAAATCCAAGTTTTAAAAGTAAAGGTCTGCAATAATCTACATCTTCTCTTGTCATCTTACCTACCTTACCAATACACTCAACAGCATTATCTACTGACCAATATTGTAATTGATTAATTCTATATTGTTGAATACTCATACCTGTAATTAGTATTAATATTATAAATATATAATTCATATTTTTATTTTTCATACATTCTCCTTTAATGTAAAGTTATATTATCATCTAATCCTTGTCGGATTAAATCCTCATCTCCTACCTGTTCCCTCAATCTTCTAAGCTCTAGAAAATCTCCATGAAAATCCCAGATGTATTGAGTATCTACTTCCTCAATATCAATTATATCTACAACTGATTTCAAAGCTAGCATATTATCAATAGCATACTGGACATTCCAACCAAAAGTTTTTAGTAGTGCTCGTTCTTGATTATCAAAGACTACTGTTATCAGATATTCCTTCATCTGCTATTACCTCCATTAACTGTTTATAATTCTTAATATGTGGATATTTTTTTAATCGTTTCATAATATATTTATCAGTCATATAAGAATGGATAACTCCCTCAGTAGTATATACATGGGTTTGCTCAGGTAAGATGTCATTAACATTCTTAACTGTAATACTACTTGCTTGTTCATCAGGTAATAAAGATTGCATCCATTCAACTTGAATAGGTTTAATCCTTTTTCTTAATTTTTTTATTGTCTTTGCATTCATATTATTCCCACGCTGTAAATTCCATATAGGGTGTTTCTCTATGTCCTTCTGGCAACCATTCTACCATATCTTTAGCTTCTTCTAAAGTAAAAGTTGTAGCTACACTCTCTCCTTCATCATCATGTGCTAATAACAAAGCCTTACCTGCATAGTTCCTATCTTGAATACTAAAGTATCTTTGAACACCTCTCAAAAGTAAACCTTCATCATCTATAAACATATCATTCTCAATGGTAAGTCTAACACAATCAAAAACTCTACACTCAATTAAAGAGTATATCTCTCTATAATCTCCTGTATATTCTACCTCTTTAATTGTTTCATCATACGGATTTATTAATATGCCTTTCATGCTCTACTCCTTTTGCTATTAATCTTGTAAGGGTTTCCCCTATTATTTGGTGTATGAATTGGTTTGTGCATTGATATTTTTCATACTTACTCAACTCTACATTGACCATATAAGTTATTTCATCTAAAGTTTCATTAGTTAAAGCTCTTACAATTTCATAATCTCTAACCAAACTTTCTTCTACTTTTTTATATATACTCATGATATTTATATCCCTCCTTCCATATCTCAGGTTTATATTTAGATAGTTTATCTACCTCACATTCTTCACAGGCATGAGCTACAAAATCTCCTTCTGCATCATCACATCTAAACATTTCTTTACCACTACCACAATCGCAGTCTGTAGGTGTTATCCCATAACAATAATCATCCCATATATTTTTCATACTGCTCTATCCTCCATCATTTCTTCTGCAATTATATCAAGTATTTCTTCTCTATCATCATCTGGATGTAAGTCTTCTGATAATGAAACATCAATTATTTTTTGACTAAACTCTCTATCTGAACAGTCTTCCAAATATTCTATCTCTTCCCAAATTTCTTCCCATATTCTATCGTTTATATGATTACTCATCTTTATCTCCTTTATTATTTTTAGGCATCATCCAATCCAATACCTTCACCATTTGGTTAAACATTGCATCATCATACTCCATTTGTTTTTGAAAGTCAAGCCATTCTTTACTTTCTTTATCTACATTTTCTTCCCATTCTCTAAATACTTTACTCATATTTCATCCTCATTAAATTTGAAATTCATCCCTTCCTCAATTATAAAATCATTAAGGCTTTCAGATACCTCTCTATCTTTATTGTTATATTCTAACCATTTATCTAAATTGTTAGTAGTAGCTACATAAGTTTTCATAACTCCATCATGCCAATATATGTTGTATAGTTTTTCTTCATTCATATTCTTCTCCTATATATGTATTACAAATCCTGACATATCCTGTCTAGCTTTGCCCTTTGCTTTAAGACCGACAATCACATTGCTCTTATCTAAAAATCTTAAATCTGTTTCATCTCCATCAACCACTTCCCTACCTTTAAAGTAGATAGGGAAAGCACCATTGAATACTACTGCTATGTTATATGCTATCTTATCATACCACTTAGCATACTTCATATTAGCTTCTGAATAACTCCATGTCAAGTGATAGTTTTTATAATCAGATACTTTTCTTGTAGGTATCTTGGTGTAATCATAGAACTGAACATCAGGAAACAACTCAAATATATTTTTACAATCTAATCCATATTCTTTTTTGTTAAACACTTCAATATTACTCATATCATTTAAGTCTAAAGTATATTGTTCTTTATCTCCAATATAAATATTTTCCCATTGTATATCACTTGTGCCATTGAGTCTTATGCAAGGAAGCTTGTCTTTATTGCTACAATATCTTATAAACTTTGTTATATCTGAAATCAAATATTCCATAAAAATATTTCTAGCTTCTAAGAATAATCTAGTCTTACGCTTTCTAGCTTCTTGGATTACATTGGTAGTTTCACCTTTCTTAATGATACCACCACGACCTGCTGTATTTAGACAGGCTTCCTTACATCCAGCAATGTCTTGATAAGGACATATCTTAGTATTAATTGGACTAAGGTGCATGATAGCAGTTAAGTAATCACTTACTACTTCACCTTTCTTAGTCTTTGGATTGTTAAAACTTAGTAGTTGATAACTCATAATTTACCACCTCACTTCGCTATCTCTATCCTGTAAAATATCTCTCATATCTTTTAAAATATATTTAAGAGCTACTTTTAATTCCTTTAAAGTTTTAGCGTCATCTATTTTTTTATTCCAATTATAATCTGGATTATCCTCTCCTACATCTATAATTCTGAACTCAAGGTCATCATATAAAACTTCTTTTACAAAGTTTTTTAGTTTTGCATTATTAAATTCTATCATATTATTTTCCTTTATCCTACAAATCTTTTAATTAATGACTCGACTATTGCTTTTGCATTAAAGTCACCACTCATAGTTTGCAATCCTAACTCATCTGATATTGAAATTCTAATATCATTAGGCACGCTAGTTTTTATTTCATAACTTTGATGTTTTGAATTATACCCCATATTATTTAAAGAAATATAAGTTCCATTATAACTATTATAATAAGAATCTGACTTACCCAGACTATGACACTCATTAAAATTCTCGACTAACTCTCTTATTTCATCCTCTAAAGCATTTTTATTTGCTTCAATAGTTTGAATATTATCAATCATATTATTTATCTCAGAAAATTTATTTAAGACAACTTCACATACTCCACTATCAGTAAACTCTTTTTCAAAGTCTTCCTTTGATTTAGTTTCCCAAGCATTTCTTACTTGCCTTTCAATAATTTCTCTATCGCATACTCTCATTCCTTTACTCATAATTTACTCCATAATTTAAATACTGGTTTATTAACATAGGGAAACCAGTAAAACCTTGTAGCTATTAACCTAGTAATCTTCTAAAGAATCCTACTATGCCTCTAGCATTATGTCTTTCAGACATTCTAACTATTTCATCAAAACTTTCCAAAGTAGTTTGCATATCTAAATTATGAGGGACACTCATAACTTGCATACCTTTATTAGTTTTACCTACATTCACTTTCTTTCCAAAGTAAATCTTCTTAGCAGGGTTCTTAAGTTGTTGATATGCCGATATTTTATTGAAGTGTAAACCTAAGAAGGTCTTACCTTTCGTATTTCCATATCTATTTTTCACAACTCTAACTCTAAGAATATTAAACCCATTCTTAGAAGCATAAGCCCATAATCTTCTTTCAAGAAAAGAAGCTTCTGAAATTGCCTTTGTGGTGGCAGAACCATTATTCGTATAAGTTATCATTATACTCTCCGTTTAAAATTAGGGCAGTATTTAATCGCAACTGCCTTAAGCGAATATGATTACCAGTCTTTCTTAACTAACTGGACATCTAATGAATAGCCCTCTCGCATTTCATTAAATTCTGTTATAACCTCTTCAATTCTGTCTTCACAAAACGATTGGACATCATCTCTGAGTTCATCTTTCAAATACTCTTGGTCGTCAATCATTTGATTACAACGACTTTCCAAATCTTCCCAATCATATTTCATATCGTGAGTAGTGCTCTCGACATCATCAAATCTAGCATTCAATTCCTGAATTTCATATTCACTAGATTGCACTTTATCATTCAATTTTGAGGCAACTATATAGTTAATCTCCTCGCTTAGTAGGTTCAACAACCAATTTTTAATAATATTTTTCATATTTAAAGCCCTCCCAGACTATTTAAAATACACTTCAACATCTTGTGTGCCGAAGTGATGACAAGCTTACACCTTGCCCCGACAGATGTCAAGGCAAGTTAAAGCTTTAAGACTACTCTTTCTTTGATAGTTATAACTACTATCTTGAAAGGGCATCATACTGCTCCTGCGTTTCATACCTATCATGAACAGGTATATATTTACTTATTGGATAACCAACCATCTTTTCTAACTGGCTAGTGATAGTTGAATTAACTTCTGCTATCATTCCATTACACATTGGTCCAATTAAATTCTTTCTGTTTGGATTATAAGGTCGTAAATGAAATCCAAATTGAGGTCTAAATCCAAATACATACAAATCTTTATCATCTGTATTCACTTCTTTTTTCCAATAGCAATCAGAAAGTCTTAGTTCACCTCTATCAATTCCATCTTCCCAATCTATTTCCATAGATAGTTTAATTTCATCAAATCCTTCTGTATAGTCAGGACTGCCATGCGTAGATTTTATTAAGGGTGCTGTGTTAAAAGCCATAATATTCTCCTATATTATAATTAATGCGATTATAACCATTACAATCGCTAGTGGTTTTAATATATACCAGTTAATTCTAAAAAGCAAGCTCTCATTTGCTTGTTCTTTAAAATCTTTCTGAAATAAAGCCCATTCTTTATATATTTTATTCATATTTTACTCCTTTTAAAATTGTTGGACAGTCCAAACTGTTCCCATTTCCATACTATCATTACTAAAAAAATCATAATTTGATTTTAGAAAAGCATGTTGCCTTTTGGATTTGTGTTGCCACATCTCACTTCTATCCTCTTTATAATTATTCCTAGATTTATAGGAAAATCCCAGTTCATATAGATACTGAGTAGCCCTATCATGAGTAGTAAATTTAATAACATTGTGTTTTTTCATAAAAACCTCCATAAGTTTTAAAAAAACATCATGACAACCCTGCCACGACTTGACGACAAGCTTACACCCTGTCGCTGAGGATGTCAAGGCAAGTTAAAACTTTAAAACTACTCTTTCTTTGATGTTTAAATTTGTAATATATTACCCAAAAACTATTAAATTTTATTAAAATAAATCTAAAAATACCAAAAATCATGTAAAAATAGTTATCCACAGGTAATTAACAGGATATTAACAGGTAATTAACAGCTAATTAACAGCATTTTAACAGCATTTTAACAGTTTTTTCACACATTTTTAAAAAATTCCCTCAACCTACTGCCTGCCCATTATTTAACTAATTAACTAACATTAATTAATTAAATCTATCTAGTTAATTCTAACTTCTGCATGCCCCCTTAAAGTTCTGAGAAGATTCCAAGTCCCTCAAAAAGTTTAAATAAAAAGGAAAAGATATGAAATATTTTCTAGAATATTGCTAAAATGCGAACTTCAAAGCACAGTTATAGAATGCGAAATGAGATTTAAAAAAAAGCTCCCAGACTCGAAAGCCTGAGAGCTTTTAAAGCCTAGCTTTGCTTTTCAGAGATATATTTCTCTATCTGAGTCATATATTTAGCTGGAAGCTTGTTCTTATTGAACATTGCATTAGCTTGTGCAAAAGTAAGCTGGTTTTTCTTGGCGTTGCCAAAAAGACAGCCTAATATTCTCTTCTGGAGTTGCCAGTTCATCTTGCCCTTGTTATTGGCAAACTTTAAAGAGAGCCCACGACATTGCGAGAATGTTGCAGGATTTGCTTGCTCCTCTTTCGAGAAGTCGTTTATATTAAATGTATTTTCCATGTTATACCTCCTTAGGTGTTATGGATTGGTTAATCCCTTGAATGTAAGCTTCTAGGGCGTTTATTTCGGGAAGGTTAGTTCCCATTATTCCGATGACTTTATTGCCGACACTAGCGTTAGCTCTGGCGACCTTAGAGGCATCCGAAATCGATTGAAACTCAAGAGTTTCTTTGTTTCCGAAAGTTAAGTGTATATAGTTTGTCATAATAAAATAATTATAATTCATTTCTTCTAGAAGTGCAAGGTTTTGTGAGGCACGAGCAAACTTTAGACTACCTTGTTCTTATAGAAAAATAGAATTATTTTAGTTTTGTTATGGGGAACTATAGACACTATAACTTACGAGATACAAGGGGGCTCTTGTAAGTTCAATCAGGTTTCGGGTGCCTTTGAGGTTGGGAGAGCTAAACGCTAGTAGTTGGGAAGGAAGTCATCTGGAGTAATGAGGGAGTAAGCTTGCTGGAATGAATGTTCTAGAAGCTTCAACATTCAAGAGGATTAAGCGATTCATGATGCCTAAGGAGAATATAACATGAGGAAATGCGTTTGATGTATTCGAGTTCTCGACTTGTCTTAGCAAGTGAATCGTGCATCATCGGAAGCTTTGTTGTGGGCATTATAGTTCTTGCCAATGTTAAGGGGATTGAATTGGCATTTGGGTTAGAGAATATAGGGTGTCGCCCATCAGTAGCCAAGAAAAAACATTTTTTTAGACATACAAGCTAATGTAATGTTCTTTTATCTTACAAGCTTTCAATTTCTTTCTTGACTCAGATAGAGAAATGTTTTTTATGCCTGCAAAGCTTTTAAAGTTGCTTTTAGGCTTTCGAGTCTGGGATTTATTAGTTCTAAATACACACTTGAAAACTTTAATGGCTTTGTAAACTAGAATAATGTGATAGTCTTGAGGAAGCAGACACTTATTAGAACTAATAAATCTTTCATATCTTTGGAATCTTTGAAGTCTATAGAAGGGGCAGGCAGGCTCCCATGCCCTCCACCCTATATATACATCTAATACTCATACAAAATTCTACAAATCTACCATTAACTAGATTTAACAACTAGTTTACATCCCGACTATCAGGATTTATATTTTTTAAGGTTTACTTGATGGTTTTCCGAAGTATGGAAATAGGAGCATAGCTTGAGGCTATATATGTACCCGGGAGGGCACTATGTTATTATACATACTATATCCTATTTTGTCAATACTTATTTAAGTTTATTATAAAATACTTGACAAATCTAGTATACAACTATATACTTATAACATGGCAATACTTCCAAGTATAAATAAAGATAATAAAAGAAGAGAACTAACTGATAAGCAACAGTCGTTCTTAGATAACCTTGTGGAAACACATGGAGATGCTAAGAAGGCTGCTGAACTAGCAGGATATACTTCTCATTATCATCATGTTGTAAAGACTTTAAAGTCTGAGATACTTGAATTAACTCAGGAAGTATTAGCAAACTCTGCACCTAAAGCAGCTTTTAAGCTAGTTGAGATAATGGAATCTAACAAACCCATCCCTCAAGCTAATAATAAATTAACTGCTGCTCAAACTCTACTAGATAGAGTAGGTGTAGGGAAGATTGATAAAGTAGATGTAAATCATAATGTCAATACCGGTGGTATCTTTTTAATGCCCGATAAAAATCCTATAGATATAGAAGGCGATTATGAAGAACTATTGGATTGAGGTTTGGGAGTTTTGTAAAGAATATCCCGGGTGGGCTGCTGCTTTCTTTTTGTGTGGTTATTTAATAGGTGCTTTGTACTTATGATATCCAGATTCTTAGATAGATTTCATATATTAATGAAGTCAGGTAGATTGCCAAAGATTTTAAAACTTTGTAATATAAAATAAAAGGAGTAAGAAATGGAAAGTATTATAGGAGTTGTTATAGCTCTAATAGTAATAGGTGGTTTTGTATATAAGGTTAAGCCAGAATGGATGCAAGTAGCAGTCGATTGGTTTAATAACTTAGTACCAGCACCTAAAAAAACTACTAAGAAGAAGAAGTAACATGCCAAACAAGTCACTAGGAAGCAATGAAAAGCCTGTCCTTTTGTCTAGTAAGAAGAATAAGGGAAGGTTATATTCACCTGCATCGCATGGAGGTAAAGGAGCTGCACCCAGATTTAATGTAAACTCAGAAAAATACTATGATGAATATGATAGGATTTTTAAACAAGGAAAGTATAGTAAACAAACTACCGATACCGATAAGGTTGAGGATGCGTAAGAGGCTTCTTAGGACACATTCATTCACCTCGTTCTAAGAAGCCCAGCTTTTAAGGAATAGATATGGAAATACCAATAGATTATATTAGAAGAACATCATCTACAATACCTTTTGGTTATGAGATAGCAGATGATTTTGAGGGTTACTTAAAACCTATACATGAAGAACTTACTGTATTAAGAGAAGTATCAGAAGCTGTTTTTCATAAAGAAATAAGTTTAGGAGTGGGTGTAGATTGGTTAGAAGCAGAGACTGGTAGAAGAATGTCAAGACCCGGATTAAAAAAGATTGTAGATAAAAAGTATGCCAGATAATGAAAAAAAATCAACAAAGTACTTGACAAACTCTAAAGGAGAGTATATACTAAATAAAGATGGTACTCCGAGAAAAAAGCCCGGGAGACCAAAGAATAGCGAATTGTCTGATATACAATTAGCTTTAAGAGCTAAAAGTAAATTAGATAAAAAGAACAAGAAGGTTAAGAAATTAACTAGAAGTTTAACAAAGATAAAGAAAGAAGTAAAGAAAGAAGAAAAGGTTCTTACTTCTAATGTTCTAACGAAATCGGAAACTACAGAGTTACCGGATGCTATACAAGAACACTTGAATGAAACTGGGGAGTATGTGGCATTTATGC